TGCGTTTAACCTATTCTTTTGTGCCTCTAATTCTTGTAAATCTTTGTTGTATTGATCTTTGGCCGCTTTAATTTCTACAGCTTTAGAGTTCGTTTTGATTTGGGCTTCTAAAGTTTCTGCTTGATTTTCCAAATCTTTCACAGCTAGCTCTTCTGCTTCTATAGAGTTCTTTGTTTCTATGGCATCCTTTACAAACACATTGTCCATACAAAAACTACAATTAGGATCGTACTTAAGCTCAGCCAACTTGACCATTTTCTTTCTACTATTCTGTAGATTAGTGTTTGCTTGACGTAATTCTAATTTTTTGTCGCCTAATTGTTTAGTATCTAAATCGAAATCTTTTAACTTCTGACTATAATCTTCTAAGTTAATGTCTTTGATTAGTTTATTACTTACTGTTTGTGTATTTAACTCTATTATTTCTTTCTCAACTTGATTGATTATTCTATTATTTGTCTCTATGTATTTTATTATCTTTGCAATACCCACTTCGATAGTAGACTTTTGATCTTCCAATCCATCAATATCTACGATGTCTTTGTCTATTGGAATTAATCGCTTTGTATAATTTAATATGGACTCGTTTAATTCGTCTCTCTTTTCTTCTGTTTTTCTCTTCTCTTCTTTCGCCTCGTCTAAAGCTATCTCAAAAGTCTCTTCGTCGAACTCAGCCTTCTTAAACAATTGGTGATAGTCTTCCTTTTGATATTCCTTTAATAAGACGCTTACCTCTCGCATCTCGTTATTAGCCAAAATATACAAATCTTCGAACACATTGATGTCCAAAAATTGCGAAAGCAAATCTTTTCTTTCCTTTTGATTCATATCAATAAATCCAGTGTTATTGTTCTGAGTAGATAGTGTCGTAAGTATAAAGTCTTCGTAGTTGCCAAGTAAATTCTGAATGCTTTTGTTCGTATCGTTGCGCTCTTTACCATTCAAAGAAACTTTATTGCCGTCTTCGTCTTTGTAGTAGAAGTCAACGTTTACCTTTACATTACCAAGTTTTTGCTTGCTTCCCTTTCTTGATATAGTATACTCCAATCCATTTAATTCGAAGACTAATTTGCACGAAAAAGAGTCGGAATTGTTGTTCATGACTTGCGCGGACTTTGTTGTCTTCGAACATTTGTCGAAGATACAATAGGTAATAGAGTCGAGTAGTGTAGACTTTCCGCTAGCGTTAGGAGCAAACAGTCCATAAGTTCCCGTCATGTTAGTAAAGTCCACAAAATTGCCTTTACCGTAACTAAACATATTTTCGAACTCGAACGTCTTTGGAAGCCACATAGAGTTTCTTGGCACTTCCAACTTAGGTAAAGCGTTGTTAATATTGCGGTTGATTTCGCAAACGTCTTTAATAGTTTGGTCGTCTAAATCGAGCTTGTCCTTAAGAAATTGCGCTAATATTGTATTTTGATATTCTATGTCCCTAACATCGTGAACGTTAAGTTTTCTATTATCGTTGGAAGAGTTGGTGAAGTCTTTTATCTTTTGCATAGAAACTTCAATAACATTCTTTTGCTGTTTAATATCAGCAATAATGCTCTTTATTTCAGACTGATTAGTGTTCTTATATTTTACTCTTAGATAAAGATTTTGAGGCAAAGAGTCTGGTAATGGATTGTAAATAGCATTCTCTACTTCGATGGTATAGAAAGCCGTGTCGTTGTCTATTTTAACGTATTCGGCTTGTTTTTTGTCCAAATCCCAAACAAATAGGCCGTGATCCAAAGACTCAGCATGATTTTGTTGAATCAAAGATCCAGGATATCCAATAGTTTTCTCTTCGTTTAAGAATTGTGTCTTGTGGATATCTCCCAACAAAACAATATCGAACCCATCAAAGTTTTCTACTTCAACGTCGTTATTAAATAATCCAAATCCGCCTTCAGTAGTAGTTCCGTTTACAGGTCCATGGTACAAAGCAATCTTGTACTCTTCTTCTATTTGATCTGCTTTAATAAAATTCTCGCAATCGTCGAATACAGACCAATGGGCAAACGTTCTATCTCCAATTTTGAAAGCTTCTGTCTCTTTAATGTAGAGTAAGTTAGCGTGGTCTAATGCATTTACGATTGGAGTTAACGCATCCATTCTTTGTGCATTGTTTAGATTAGCATCGTGATTACCAGGAATAAGTAACACGGGACCGATGTCTGCCAAGTTTTTTAGAAATGTTTGAACCTCGTTTACAAGTTCTGGAGTGACATCGGTCTTCGCGTGTACTATGTCGCCCGTCAGACAGATCAGGCTTTGTTTGTCGAAACTGTTCGCAACGTAATTGGTAAGTTTAGAGAAGACTCGTCTGTACTCGTCGTGTCTCTTAAAGTTTCGTATGTGTATGTCTGATATATGAAAGATCCTAGAAAGGCTCTCTACGTTGTCGAAATATTTTGTCATCTTTTTAGTTCATTTTCATTCTTCTGAGCATTAATTCTCCGAATGTCAATGGTTTTGCTTTTTGTAATAATTCTGTCATGCTCGTAAATCCTAGATCTGAAGGATCTTTACCTTCTAATTCTATTAAGTAAACTTCTTTTCCAAGATTAATCAACTGTTCAGAGTAAGTAAGCGCTTCTTTGAGTGCGTCCTTATCAAGTGCCAAATATACTGTTTTTACTTGAGATTCCACAAGTTTCAACATCAGTGCCTTTGTAATGCTCTTACCGAATAGAGGAACAACATTTCTTTTGATAGCGATTGCGTCGAATATGCCTTCGCAAAGTATAACCGGTACTGTCCAGTTAATATGATATTCTAGTCCTATGATTTCTGTTTTGTTTACCGATGGTGCGTCGTACTTTTGATACGGTTCCTTTTCGAAAGATCTAGCAATAAAATAATTTACTTGACCATTCTTATCATAAGAAGGCACAATAACTCTGTTTCTATAGCGACCTTCTTTGCAATATCCAATATTGTACTTTCTTACATCGGATTCGTTGATACCCCTATTTTTTAGATAAACAGTGGCGCGACGATACTCCAAAGATTTATCGTTTTCTGTCATAGAAATAAATTCTTTTGGCAAAAATACGCGTGTAGTTTCCGTGTCTTCTATCTTAGTACGATCGTCTTTGAAGTAGCCTTTCATCTCAACCATTCTCTCTTTCTCTACTCCTAATTTTTTAAATAAAGAAACGGGAGTTTTGCCTTTTGTAGCCGGGTGGCAGGTCCAACAGTTGTATTGGCCGGTAAAAATGTTAACGATCAACTTTGGTTTCTTGTGATTGCAAATAGGGCAATGAAACGCGTGATCTTTCTTGTTCTTGTCGGGTTTTCCCTTTCCAAGCACCGATTCTAAAAGACCTAAAACCAATTGTTCGTTCTCCATTAATCTAATATAACAAAAATAACTTAAAGAAAAAAATATTTTTTAATGTGAAAATAAATGTTTATATTTAATTATGGAATACACTACAGAAAACTTAGATTTTTTTTTGTCCGGTAAAATAATTATTTTTAAAACCTTCTACTACAGGGGGAAAACAACAGCAGACAGATGGATATATCAAAACTACTAGAGATACAGGGGGAAAATAGACAGCTAACAGAGCAAGAGCTACAGGGGTTGTACATATACCTTAGTATGCAATTTGATCAAATGAGTAATGAACAAAAGTTATTCTGGATTGAGACCATGAAGAATTTGGACCCTGATTTTAATAAAATAGAAGACGATGATGAAATACAAGCTTAAAGTTTTTACACTTAAAACGTGCCCGCACTGCGCTAGTTTTAAAAAGAATCTAAATAATGAGAAAGTTCAATTCACAGATTTCGTATGCGAAGAAGACGCCAAGTCTTGCGATAAGATAGAAGCTATTACAAGCTGCGATGAATATCCCATGGCAATGTTAGAAACAGATTCTAAAACCTATGCAATATACCAAACTTCTAAGCATAGTGACTTAGGCGAAAAGCCAGTAGATAGTAACGGAATATATAAGATAGCATGTCACTCGATAGATAATATGTTATTTGTAATTAAAAAAGTATTATATTAACAATATGAGATACAAAGAATTAGTTACCAAAAAATTAAACGAGTTGATTATGATGCTCGCTTATCAAAACACGGCCATTTCTCAATTGAGACCTGCGCTAGAATTAAAAAACACTTTAGATATGATGAGAGCTAAGATTGACGAGATCCAGCACTTAATCAATACTGAACAAGAATCTTAATTAAAATAAAAGTTATGAAGAAATTAACAGAAGAACAGATCCTAGAGAACTTACAAAAGTTTTATGGATATATTGATAAGTACATTACCTCTGATAGAAAGGATTCTTTACTGGAATTCTATAAGGGCAGAGAAGTTACCCTAGCAATTAGTCCAGCGTCTACTAAATTATCGCATCACAACTGTTTTCCAGGCGGATACGTTGAGCACATTAATAGAGTAGTTGAAGCCTCTTTAGTTATGGATAAAGTGTGGGAGCGCTTTGGTCAGAAGAAAGATTACTCCATTGAAGAACTAGTATTCTCTGCAATTAATCATGACCTTGGTAAGTTGGGCACTAATGAAGAGCCTTTCTATATTCCTAATGATTCTTCTTGGCACGTAGAAAAGCAAGGAGCACACTTTAAATACAATAACCGTATTACTCACATGAGAATTGCTGATCGTAGTTTATTCTATTTACAGCAAGCAAACATTAGCGTTAGTGAAAATGAGTTCTTGGCAATTAAGTTACACGATGGCCTTTACGAAGAAGCCAATAAGTCTTATTACATTACTTATAGCGCTGACTCTGAAATAAAATCTAATTTACCTTACATACTACATCAAGCCGATTTAATGGCTTCGAGAGTAGAAACACAAATTTAATATCATGTTAACATCAACAATAGCCATAATCTTATGGACAGCTACAATTTTAGGGGCAGTAGTATATAATCTTTATAGAAAAAACAAACGCCTTGAAGAGATAGTGATCAATCAAAGCGGTTTTGTAAACGATACCCTATCTTTATTGGACGATTTCAACGGTCTAGTAAATAAAATAGATATGACAATGTGGGTACAATCTGACCCTGAGCTATTACAGCTTTTTGAAAACATCAAAGCAATTCAATTACGAGTTCAACAATTTACGGGGAGAAAATAAATTATGCCAGAAGAATTAATGGTCGAACCTGAACCGGATATGGGTCTTACCATAAAAGGTACTCCAAGAATAAGAAAACCAAAAACTAAGAATGTCTACTTTACTTCTGAAACTGAAGAGGCCATTCTACGATATCGTATGGCTCCCAATCAAGCGGTAGCAAATCAGATATATAATAAAGAAATTCACTATGCTTTCTATAAGTTAGCAGAGAATATTATCCATACATTTAAGTTTTATTACACAGAGGTAGATAATATTGAAGATCTTAAGTACGAAGTTATCTCTTTCTTATTACAGAAGTTGCACCTTTACGATCAGTCAAAAGGTAAAGCCTACTCTTATTTTGGTACGATTGCAAAAAGATATTTGATTATCTACAATCAGAAGAACTACAAGAAGATGGTTTCTAAAATGCAAGTTTCTGAGGTAGATAATTCTGAGAAAACACACGAAAGTTTGGTCATAGGAACTGAGACAGAGGATGTAAATAGGAACTCTGTTATCAATCAATTCATAAATGTTGTAGACACTAATTTGGCCGCCATGTTTGAGAAGGAGAGCGAAATGAAGGTAGCAGATGCCATACTAGAGGTATTCAAAAAGAGAGAAAACATAGATATATTCAATAAGAAAGCTCTATTCATATACATAAAAGAGATCACGGACTGTCAGTCCAATACAATTACTAAGGTGATCAAGAAGCTAAAGGTGGCATACAAAGAGGTCCTGGATCATCACATAGAAAACGTTGACCAGTGATATTTATTTAAAAATTAGTATGGAACTTGAAAAAGAAATCTTCCCTGGCAAGACTTTGGCGCAATTGGTGGAAGAGGTATACAACAAGCACAAGTCTCAGGACTCAACGATAAAATCAGAGATATTACGTTTGGCAGATATGATTGAAGGGATCGGTGATGCTATCGTTTTGGTGCCTATGATCAAGGGTTTATTGGATTCTAGTCTTAAGAACGACGAAGTTTTAATGAAAATTCTTAGTGCATTCCAAAAATCTGCAGAAGCCAAGGACAAGTCCGTTGAAGACGGAGGTCTTTTAACAGAGAAAGACATCGAACAGTTAATGAGCGACGTTACTTCAATATCTCAAAAACAAATAGCTAAAGCATAATGGCTTGGGGGCAACAATTTAAAGCCGACAAGAGCGGCAAGTTCGGTCAATACTTCTTAGTAGCAAGGGTTAAATCTATAGTTTTAGGCCCTTATATTAGATCTTTGCAAGTAACCGAAGGACCTGATGGTTTACCAAATGTTAAAGAGACTTTAATTCCTGATACAGACTTCACTAGTTGGAAAGATGTGGGTAAGATAAGATACGAAATAATGTATTCTAATCTATCGCAGTCTAAATTAAAAGCAGTATCTGAACCGGCTTTCCCAATATTTAGCTTTATAAAACAATATCCATTAGCTGGAGAAATTGTATTAATTTTAAGTGGACCTTCTACTGGATTAAACGACGACTTTAATTCTAAGTCAATGTTTTATTTTCCTCCTTATGCTTTGTGGAATGCCGCTAATCACAATGCTTTTCCAAACTTGGAAGAATATGCTAAGTATGTTTCTAAGTATTCTTCAAAACCAGGATTTAATGGTAAGACTCAATCTAAAAATTTAAGACTTCCATTGGGAAATACTTTTATTGAAAGGGACGATATCAGAACCTTAAGACCATTCGAAGGCGATATTATATTAGAATCTAGATTTGGACAATCAATAAGATTTGGAAGCACCGTAAAAGGTATGAGAAGTTTAAACCATTGGTCAGACGTAGGTAATTCAGGAGATCCAATAACAATAATAAGAAACGGACAAGGCATTCCATTCGATGCGGATTCTTTTTCTACTACAGTTGAAGATATTAACTCTGACAAATCTTCTATCTATTTAACAGCCGGTCAAGAAGTGGTTTTGGAAGACATATCTAACTTTCCGTTTGCTTCTTATGGTAGAGGAATAGATCCTCAAAATCAAAATATATTAGAAATAGAATTGATGCCTACTACTAACGATGCAGTATCAGCAGCAACTCAAGACGCAAATAACTGGGCATAATGTATACACCTAAATTTCCATATAAAGGTAATCAAATTATAATCACAAGTGGTAGAGTGGTAATTCATTCTAAAGAAGACGCAGTGTTTATATTTGGAAAACAAAATATAGGACTGTCTTCCATTGGTGAAATTCATTTGGACGCATTTGGAGCAGTTTCAATAGATTCTCCAAGAATTATATTAGGTCATCCTAATATGCCAGGTTCTACTAGCGGATTAGAACCAGTTATGCTAGGATACAAAACAAATCAAATACTAACAAGACTTTCTGAAGCTCTTATGGAAGTTGGAAAACAATTAGGTCGTGTTTCTCATAGTAACTTACCAGCATCTATGCAGGCGTTGTCGTCTGTAGGAGACTTACTAGAAAAATCTGCGACAGCTGTTAACAACGAAGTTACAAATCAAGGCGATCCTAATAATGCATTCAATCTTTCAAAAACTACATTCACCAAGTAATGCCGTCGCCAACACTTCCATCAGCTCCACAGACATTTCCTGCCACAAAAGCGGTTACTAATATTGAACCTGCGAGTGCCTATGGCCGTCTTACTGCTGAAAATCAGAAAAAAATTGGCCAATTAGCAGTCTCTAGAGACAATACTAACGCATTATCCAAAGGCGGAAATGCAATATTAAACATAGATGAAAATACTGCAGAACCTGGTATAGAAAAAGGAATTATACTTGCAGCTAAAACAATTACTAGAATACAAACTAAGATAGACGATATCTGTTACGGAACTTTTGAAAAACAAGCGGCAGGAGGAAGCGGAGAAGAGGGATTTGGAGCATCTATTCAAGACGCTTTGGACAAGGGTTTATTTGGCGTATTGGATTTTATTGCTTCAGTTGATTTATGTAATATAATACAATATGCATTAAATCAAATTCCAGCAACAGATAAATTTGATCCAACAAAACCTCCACAAACTACAGACGTATTAGCTCTTAGAGTGTGGCAGATAAAATACAAAGCTTTTCAAGTTCAAACATTTATAGACGACTACTATGCAACTTACGGAGACGCTAAATCTTCTAAAAGTAAAAATGCAGTATTTCAATTAGTAAGAAGAATAAACAATGTACTAAAAGAATTACTGGGACAGTCTGTAGAAGAGCCATTGCCTCCAGAAGTAAGCATTGAGAACGACGTTTTAGATCCTAATAAAAATCTTACAGAAGAAGAAAAAAAGACTAGAGATTCTTTAGATTTTAGAAGCAATATCACGGACGTATCTTTAACTGATCCGGAAATATTAGCAGCATTTCCTGAGTTGAATATAATAAATAACTATTTAACAAATGCTTTTTCTATATTCAATAGATACACAGATATTAGAAATTTTCCAAATGAAGACGTTCAAAAGGCAATTAAAACAATAGACGATATAAGAACAGTTTGTATAAGTGTTCAAAATCTTTCTAGCGTTGGAGGCGCCATAAATTTAGCGGATAGATTTTTAGATGGAGCAATTGGTGACGCAGTTAAAGCAATATCAAAATTAATAGAACCAAAGTTTTTAATTCCTCTATGTAATGGACTTATTAAATTATGTCAAACTATAGTAAACATAATATCTCCGATACTTAGATTTATTTCTTTTGGAAGTATGCTAATTAAGTTATTCTTACTTTTAGTAAAGATATTCTGGATACTAAGAAAATTTTTCCTAGGTCTTCCTATTCCTACAATGTTTGCTACGGTGGGTATAACAAATATCTCATCAGATGTTGTTCAATCAACTATTAAAGAGTTAGGATTCTTAACGTTCTTAAATAGATTAAAACAAATAAATGAATTTTTAGGAGTTATAATTAGATTCTTAAATAGTTTAGTTTCAAAATTATACGAATTAATTAATAAGTTAACTGTAATAATATATAACTTAGAAGCGTGCAATGCGGATAGCAATACTAATCAGATACTAGAAAATCCTAGCGTATTACAAGCAGATCTGAATGCTTATGGATTGGATCAAACAGCCAATGCTGGAAATGTTACTAATTTACCTAGAGGTGGAGGTTCTGGAGCTAATGGAATTGGTACTGGAAACGGTCAAGGTGGAGGTGTTCTTAATAATTCAGGAAATGCTAGTGGATTGCAAAATAAAAGAGGAACCGGAAATGAAACTACTAACAACGTAGCTACTAGCGCGAATAATTTAAACTTAGACGGTAATGGAAATGGATTTGGAGTAGTAAAAGTAGGTGTTGAAAATGATCCTAATTCAGGAAGAGGAAATGGAGCTTACGTAGATCCTAAACTAATTCAAGATTTTAAAGACGTTAGAGACGCATTGCAATTTAGAGCTGACGAATTGTTAGCATTCCTTACTAATTACTTTAATAAAAAGAATGCAAAGAACAATACATTCGGTCCTTATACAATAGAAATTCTTACAGAAGAAGTTACTAATTCTGAATTAAACATAAGAAGAAGATTCGGTATAGCTATTGATGCTAAAGGCGTCATGGCATTACAATCTGACCCAACTTATGCTTCTGACGATAGAATAATAATAAACGAAGTAAAAGCAAAACTATTATCAAGCGGATTAGTAAATGCTAATTCTTTGGGATACAGCCAAAAAGCTGATCTAATGAATAATGGAATTGGTGGCAACGATCCAGCTCTTACTGGTCTTGGAAATCTTAATGATTCTGCAAAAGGTACTTTAAATCCAGATGGAACTTCAGTGAATGGAGTTGGTAGCAATTCTTTATCTAATGCACAAAGCCCTTTAAATTATAGCGGAAATGCTTATTCTGATTTAGGCAAAGGATCAAGCGCAGCAAGTAACGGACTTAATGGAGGATTAGCAGGAGCCTTGGGAGGAACAGGAGTTGGAGGAATAGATTCAGGAATAGGGGGAGTTTTAAATTCAGGAGATAATTTTGGTGCTAGCGGATTAGATCTTTCTTTACAGGATAATTTACAATCACAAGGCACTTTAGCCGCGGATAAAATAAATAATCCTAGTCAAACTAACATTGGATTTTCAGGATTTAGACCCGCAGATATTGCCGTTATGGAAGAATCAATGAACTTTTTAATGGAAGATGACATATCAATAGACGGTGTAGAATTTATAGATTTTAACGACGGCTTAGACGATCCAGAAAGCGAAGATTCAGATACCGAAGAGGGTGGAGGCGCTAATGGACTAGGTCTTAACGGATTTATTAATAGCATTAAAGGGGGCAGAAGATTAAGAAGACGAATGAGAAGAGCCATGGCAGGAGCGCAAACTCAACTGTCTCAAAATCTTAAAGAATCAGATCCAAGTGGTTCTAGAACTAGTAAATTCCAAAAGAAATTAGCTATAGACGCTTCTGTTAAAACTAGAGAAAATAAGATGAGTCCAATAAAAGAACAGGTTCAAGGATGGAAAAAAGAAGTTGCCGCCGCAATATTACTTGGTCCATTAGGAGTACCTGTTATAGTAGACAGAAGAAAGAAAATAAAAGAAGCAGAAACCGAATTAGATAAATTACAAAAAGAGATAGACGAACTAAAAGCAGGAACAAGACAACCTGATTAAAAAAGCAATATTAAAAAACCAATATTTATAAGATATGGCAAAAGTAGATTTACTTAGAAAATTGATAAGAGAAGAGGTGGTTAAAGCCATCCGTCAAGAAATGCCCTCCATTATAAAGGAGATCGCATCCTCTAACTTAGTAAAGCCGGTTATAAAAGAATCAATACAGGCTAAAAAAGCTGTCCCATTGACTCTAAACACACAACCTGTTAAACCTAAACCAAACTTTACGTCAAACAATCCTTTGGCGAGTCTATTAAACGAGACCGCTGTTGGAATGGCAGAAGGAGACGACGAATTTGTTTCTTATAGCACTGACAACTTAATGGAAGGCATGGGAATGGCAGATCCAATGGAGCTTTTCCAACCAAAGCAAGTTGCAGTTGGAGACGTTAACGGAATGTTAGCAACCGCAAGACCAAGCTCGGATCCAAGCATGGTACAGATAAACGAAGTGCCTGACTTTTCAGCGTTAATGAATAAAATGTTGGCTAAAGGACAAATCTAATGGCATATAACATTAAGAACATATCGCCCCTTGATTTAAAGCCTTCTACTGGAATAGGCGTAAAAATACCGTTTGAAACTCCTTCTGTTTTTCAATCTGTATATACAACAAAAGAGCAGTTAAAATACAATATAATTAACTTTCTTTTGACAGATCCTAGAGAAAGACCATTTAATCCTACCTTTGGAGCCGGTCTAAGATCTAAAGTGTTCGAACAGATAGAGAGTTCTACTGCAGAAGACATTAAAACCTCTTTAATGACTCAATTAGAAAGCGCTTTTACTGCTATTAATATTACCAAATTGGACGTTATAGGCCAACCAGATACAAATTCTATAAACATAAAATTTAGTTATAACATAAAAAACACTAGGGAAAACGACGATGTGTTATTGACAATACAAAACATGTAAAGATGCCAAACAGTACTGATGTAAAATATTTAAACAAAGATTTTAGTTCCTTCAAATCGGACTTGATAGAGTATGCAAAATCTTACTATCCAACTGTGTACAATGACTTTAGTCAGGCTTCTCCTGGTTCTATGTTTATTGAAATGGCTTCTTACGTAGGAGATGTACTATCTTTCTATTTAGACAATCAATTACAAGAGACCTTCTTACAATATGCAAAACAAAAAGGCAACCTATACTCTTTGGCCTACATGTTGGGATACAGACCAAAAACTACTTCTGCTGCAATAGTTGATTTAGATGTATACCAACAAATTCCTTCTATTAACTTATCTGGAGATATCGTTCCTGATTTTGTATATGCTTCTACAATAAGTGCTGGAATGCAAGTTAGATCGAATGTGAATAATTCTATATTCTTCTACGTTCCTAATAAAGTAGATTTTACAATGTCTTCTTCTTTAGATCCTACAACAATAACTACTTATACAGTGGATTCTTACGGAGTTCCAACAAGCTTCCTATTAAAGAAATCAACACAAGCAATATCAGGTCAAGTTAAAACTCAAAATTTTACTTTTGGCTCTGCTCAAAGATTTGTAACCGTAAATTTACAAGATTCTAATATCATTACTATTTTAAAAGTAGAAGATTCAAACGGTAATTTATGGTACGAAGTTCCTTATTTGGCCCAAGATTACATTCTTAATCCAGTAGAAAATACAGCTGCAAACTATCCTGATTTTTATCAAACAGGCAATCAAGTGCCTTACATGATTCAGAAGCTAAATGTTCCAAGAAGATTTACGACAAGAGTTCAAACTGATGGATCTTTAAATTTAGAATTTGGAGCGGGCATCAATCAAGTTTCAGATACTAGCGTAATTCCAAATCCAAATACGGTTGGCGTTGGCTTAACTAGCGGTTTAACTCTATTGAATACTGCTTTCGATCCTACTAATTTTGTTACAACACAAACCTACGGATTGGCTCCTCAAAATACTACTTTAAAAATTACTTACATAACTGGTGGAGGAGCGGCTTCTAACGTTTTATCTAATCAATTAACTTATATTGTTAGTAAGACAGTTAGTACAACGGATCCTTCTTTTGAAAATACCATTGCAGTTAGTAACGTTAATCCTGCTTCAGGTGGTGGAGATGGAGACACTAATGACGAATTAAAATTAAATATCCAAGCAGAGTTCTCAAGTCAATTAAGAGCAGTTACACAAGAGGATTACTTGGCAAGATGTTTAAGTATGCCTTCTAAATTTGGTAAGATCGCTAAGGTGTATGTTACTAAAGACGATGCAACTTTTACAAATTATTTAAGCGCAGATCCTAGCCAAAAAGATCAAGTATTAGTTAGTATGTACGTACTAGGACTAAATACTGCAGGTCAATTGGCAGAACCTTCTACAGCTTTAATGACAAACTTACAGAATTATATTTCTGATTATAGAATGTTAACCGACGCTATTCATATTAAGACTGCCTATATCATTAATATTGGATGCGACTTTGATATCATAGTAAGACCTAATTACACTAGCGAAGACGTTATAGCGAGATGCTTAATGACTTTACAAGATTATTTTAACACTGATAATTGGCAAATTAATCAACCAATAATTTTATCTAACGTATATTCTATGTTGGATCAAGTTGATGGAGTTCAAACAGTTAAAAGCGTTTTAATATCCAATAAGTACGGAGTAGCAAATGGTTATTCAGAGTACTCGTACGATATTAAATCGGCAACCTTAAACAACGTAATCTATCCTTCTTTAGATCCTTCTATATTCGAGGCGAAATATCCTCAACAAGATATAAGAGGCAGAGTAGTATCATTCTAAACCAAACAACAATGTCAGTATATAAAATTTTTCCATCTGCAGATGCTACGTTATACTCTAGATTTGCCAATCAGAATACAGGATTGGACGAAATTTTGGAGGTCTCTGCTAAAAATAATGTAGAAACTATACAATACACAATAGGAGAAGATCCAACTCAAACTATATACAACGACGATTTAAGAAGAGCTCTGATTCAATTTAGCGCTAACGACATTGCTACAATAAAATCTTTTGCTACTGGATCTTGGCAGGCTGGATTAAAACTTTATTTGGCCAATGCAGAAAATTTAGCAACCACTTATAGCATTCAAATTGCTCAAGTGTCTTCTTCTTGGAATATGGGTACTGGTAAATTTACGGATTATCCTATTACAATTAATGGAGCTTCTTGGTATAATCCTTTGTCTTATGTTAGCGGATCTAATCAATGGTCTAACGCAAGTTATTTCCTAACTCCTGGAGGTGGAAATTGGACTGGTTCTTTTGCTACTCAATCTTTCGGATACAAGGACAGCAAAGACATTAATGCTGATGTTACCTCTATTGTTAACAGATGGTTTAGTGGATCTATTAATAATGGATTTATTGTTAAGCATCCTCAAGCCGTAGAAAATAGTTCTTCAAGTTTTATAGCTTTAAACTTCTTCTCAGTAGATACACATACTATATATCCTCCTACATTAGAGATGAGATGGGACGATAGCTCTTACGTTACAGGAAGTTTAAGCGTTTTAAATACCAGCGATTTTGTTGTATCAATTCAAAATAATGCCGGTATATTTAAAGCCGATACAGGAAAATACAAGTTTAGAGTTAATTCAAGGGACAAATATCCAGCGAGACAATTTGTAACCTCTTCTATTTATACAGTAAATAAAGCATTACCTCAAACCTCTTATTGGGCAATTCAAGACGTTAAGTCAGAAGACCTAGTAATTGATTTCGACACTACTTATACTAAAATAAGCTGCGATGCAACAAGCAGTTTCTTTACGGTTTATATGAGTGGATTGGAGCCTGAAAGATATTACAAGCTTTTAATCAAAGTAGTTTTATCAACAGGAGAATCTATAGACATCGACAACGGTTCTATATTTAAAATAATTAGATAATGGCAACAAAGGTAGATTTAGTAAAGCAAGTAAGAGGTTTAAATACTTACAAAAAAGTAATTAATTCAAGTTTCACAGAGCTTGTACCTCCACCCCCACCTGTAACGGCGCCAGGTATTACTATTGAACAATTCTTCAACTACTATACTCAATTATTTTACAATATACCGGCAAATGGTTTTACAGAATCTCACGAATACTTGGTAAGAACTAGTCAAGAATATATCGGCGGAACTGTATTAGACGCAGAAAAATTGGCTTTAATAGAAGAGATTAACTCTCTTCGTCAACAAATATTGGATTTAAGTAACGCGTATCTCAATATTAACAAATTAATTTAATGGAAAAAGTTAGCATACAGTATTCTGGCCCCGGTTTCTCACAACAAACGTACTCTTCTCAAGATAATAGATTAGTATCGTCAAACTTTGTAACTTCTGATTTTGGAGATACTAGCGACTATATTGAGTTCTTTATTTACGACGCTAACAATAATCTAGTTGACTACGATTACAATGTTAAAGACTATTATCCTGATGCCAATTCAATAGCGGGATCAGATAGATTTAGCGCTTTAACTTTGGACCCCGAAAAGGATTTAAAATTAAAAGGATACAGCAGAGGTCTTTTAAATATACAATACAATTTCTTTAGGAAGCTATTCAATTCTAGTAATGGCACTCTTTATTGGATAAAAGAAATTTCTAGCTCAAGAACTGAGATCAAAATAGCTTCTCAAGTACTTAGCGATATTCTTATAAGAAATTCTTTTACTCAGTATCAATCTTACGCGGTATCAAAGAACTACTTTCCAGATTTCTATTTAAACTTTGGTAATAACGAATTAGTTATCGCTAATAACGTTGCTTACGTAGACGATGCAGATGGAGGAAATCTACTAATCAAACTTTACGAACCATTACCTGCGGCTTACGATATGAAGTCTCAATTATGGATTGTTGATAAAGTTGCAGAGTCAGTAAGCTTTAACGTAGATATTCAAACATCAGTAGAAACCTCTTCTACCGCCAACTCTTTAAGAGGCCCAAACTTTAAAATAAAGGTTAACGAAAAGACTACTCAAACTACTCCTTACTACAATTATACTAGCTTATTAACTAGTCCGATAAGTTCTTCTTACCAAAAGTTAATGAGTTACTATCAAGACAAATCGGTAGCAATTAACGTAGATTATAGCAATTTTGGAAACTTTATTCACTTCTCTAGCGCAACAGAGAGATTGAATAATTTCGTATACAAATTAGAATTAATAGAGGGCTTTAACGATCAGATAGCACAACAAGGCCAATTGTCTGGAGGTGTTACGGTAGCCTCTACAGTGTCTTCTTCTATCGGTTTTATACAGAATTCAATAAATAATATCATTGAAAAATTTGATACCTACGAGTACTATTTATACTTTAATTCTGGAAGTTGGTCATGGCCAAAGAGAACCGCTACTCAACCTTATCAACTGTATTCGGTAACGTCATCTGCAGCTTTAAATTGGTTGGGATCAGCAGATACAGTTACTACTCCAAGTACCACATCTTTATTATACTCCGCTTCTTTTTATGACGCGACTAACAAAGACTTATTAAAGAATGCTGTTCCTCAATACTTGTTAGACGATCCAAATAATGCTCCTTACGCTACTTTTATGGACATGATGGGTCAACATTTCGATAATATTTGGCTGTACTACAAAGACGTTACAAACAGATACGAAGCCTCTAATAATCCCGAAACTGGAATTTCTTTGGACGTTGTATCCGATGCTTTAAGAAGTCTTGGATTCGAATTATACACCAATACTAACGTATCGGACAACCTATTCTACACTTTATTTGGCATCAATCAAGACGGATCTTTATTACCTCCAACAGGATCCGAACACATAACAAACTACGTAACTTCTAGTTTGACAACAGAGGGTCCAGAAATTTTACAAGGCGAAATATACAAGAGATTGTATCATAATTTGCCGTATTTGTTAAAGACAAAGGGAACTCAAAGATCTATAAAAGCTTTGATCTCTACCTTCGGTATTCCTGACAATATACTTACAATCAACGAATTTGGTGGAGAAGATCGTTACACATCAATAGGCATTTCAGAGATAAATAATAATAAAATATACATAGGAACGGGCTCTATGCAAGGCTCTATATATATTAATGGTCACATGGACGATTCTGGAACTCCAATGGCTTTAAGCGCATCTGTTCTTTCTCCATTTTCGACATTACAATACTACAATACTGATAGAAGGCTAAACTCAACTAACTTAGAGGTTGGTTTTTCTACAGCTTACACTATCAATACGAATATATCTTCGTCTTTACCTAATCTAAACATGGATCAATTGATAGGTAAACCAGAGTATATGTATTCAGGTTCTTATCCAGCTTTAGAAGTACAAAAACAAAGTTATTTTAGCACTTACACAAAGCCTCACAGCATTTGGGAATTTATAAGATTAATCAAGTATTACAATAACTCTTTGTTCAAAACGATAAAAGATTTTGTACCTGCTAGAGCAAATCTATCTACTGGTATTATTGTTAAGAGTCACATTCTAGAAAGAAATAAGTACGCTAGACACGAGCCTAGCATGAGTGTTAGCAATAACTTCTCGCAGTCGATAGACATGGTTAATATCTCTGGATCTGCAGCAAATAGTTTTTCCGGATCAACTGCTGATAGCGGGTTTTATACCTCCTCTATTGGTATAATTCCTTATACTACTAGTGATGGTAGAGAGAAATTTACAGGAGCTTTCAAAGGCACAAAAATTACTGCTACTACTATGACCTCTGTTAGTAGTCAAAATGAAATATCTAAAATTCAATTTCCTGGTACAGCATCGTTTTATACAACTTATTCGTTGAGTCCTTTGTATCAAAACGTTTCTGCTTCTGTTAGATCTAAAAGATTCTTTGATTTAGACTATACTTCAAATCAATTAAAACCTATTAATTACGGCTTGATTACTCAGTCTATTAGTAGATCTCAATTTGATAATTATAACACCTACACAAATCCTAATAACCCTTACGCAGAATTACAGGATTACAATTATAGTTTGAATTCTTTCACTGTTCCTAGATATTATGGATCTAAAACAATTAGTGCGACATATAACGATTATACTAGCGGAGATCAATCTTACGGAAACACAGCGGCTATTGATAAGTTAAAATTTCAATATGCGTACTTAGTAGATCTATACTCGTCTTCTTTACAATTACCGGGAAGAGTGAATGCTCAGATTAAGTATATCTTTACTAACGATCAGAGCGTATTAAATTTAACCAAAGCAAACGAAAATTTATTTACTGTTCAAAACGTTTATAAGTCTGGAGAATCTGTGGATGTATCTTTATTTGATTATGATCCAGCCGATCCTAACATACAGTACTTTACAAACAATCAAAACGTAACTTTATTTGAAGGCGGATTTAGATATTCACCAATATTATATAATCTAAACGGATCTAACAATCCAGCTATGAATTATATATTTAAAAATCCTTTTCCTGGTCAAGTTAGTTTGCAAGTTACTGGATCTAACACATATACAACTCCTAATTCGGTTAATAACATATCTAACTTCACATCAGTATTTACATTAATACCTCCAGGTATTCAATATACTTATAACGCAATAATATCTGGTAGTAGCTCAACGATATCTCAAAACTTAAGATTCGGTTTAAGAAGAACTGTTACTTCTTTGGGTGCAGCGCAAGGCTATAACGATCAAATCTATTACGTAGAGTATCCAGTGAATACCGCTTTCCCTCAATCATTAAATGGAATATTGCCAGGAGATCCTAGCTTATTTAATGTTCCTACTCTTTTTGATGTATCAGCGTATGCAACTGGTAGTGTAGTAAATACAACGCAGACCATATTCTATAATAGCGTACAAGAAACCGATCATAGATGGTACGCAGTAGACAATAAGACTGTGAGACTTACAGCCACTCAATCTTTATATTACGGAGCGTTTACTTACGGCCTAACGGCATCATTCTTTGATACTCCAGTATTCCCTCTTTCTTTAGATTATGGAGATATGATAAGATTCTATAACAGCTCTTCTCAAGCCTTTGGAAGATCTGACGAATTTAGAGTCGTATCAGTATATCAAGCCTTAAGCGGAAGTACTAGCTACTATTACGCTACATTGGACAGAGGGATGAGCACGAACAATGTGGACAGTGGATCTTTCCCAGGATTCATATCAAGATACGTTGTGTTAAAGCACATTCCTGACGAGACCAATTTAATATTGAATTATAGCTCTAGCGCCAATATTACCCAAGACGGTTTGATCTTCCCTCAATACCTCAATCCTCTGGTAAGAAAAAACTCGGGTAACGTAGTCAAAGCTTTGAAGCAGCAAAATTTAATTTAAAAATAGGGCGTACCACAAATATTTATATATTGTGGTAACCAAAAAGAGTTATATTTGAAAACAGTTTTTGTCAATATTTATTTCTAAAGCACATAAAAAATGTCATATTTAAGTAGCACATCGGTAATAGTAGACGCCATTTTAACCAAAAAAGGAAGAGAACTTTTGGCTAGAAACAACGGGTCTTTCCAAATCACTCAATTTTCATTATCTGACGATGAGATAGATTATACCCTTTATAACCCTAACCATCCTTCTGGATCTGCTTTCTACGGTGAAGCCATAGAAGCTATGCCAATCTTACAGGCATATCCTAACGATCAAGAGATCATGAAATACAAGTTGATCACATTACCAAGAGGTACTGCTAAGCTTCCTGTATTAGACATTGGCTATAACGCTATTCAACTTCGTCAAGGAGCTTCTCTATCTATTACTCCTCAAACCTTAAATTACTTAGGCGCTACAAGCACATACGAGCAATCAGGCTACGTTGCAACTATAGGCGATGTAAGAACTATGAGTGCTTTCAATGGCTTAGGAATCAATACCCCAGAAGCTACATCATTGAACAGCACAACTACTATCGGTACAAACGTTAGCAAGACTGTCATCGGTACAACCATTAACTTATCGGCAACAACATTAAATACTTTATTTGGAACCAACTCTACGTTGTACACTACTTTAGTTGTAATTGGTAGAGATTCAGGCGCTAGATTAAGTATCCCAGTAAACATTACAAAAGTAACTCAATAATATTAGAATATGTCATTTTCAAGATTAGACCCAACAGATTTCGTAGTATCCTCTGATTCAGTTACTGCACCAGCATGGAGTACGAATTCACCAGTGCTTACTCAGTTTTTCACTTTGGCGTCTAACGCAACGAGTAGCTATTACTTGGACGTTTACCAAACTGGATCAGCTTTAAGTAACTCCGCTATACAATTTTCTATTGCTTACGGCCACATCTACGGATCTGGTTCGGCGCCTTTAAATCCTTTGATCCCTCAAAATACACCAAGTAGAATCACTTACGGTCAATACAGAAACCTAATGTACGGAGACGCTGAGTCTTTAGTAGATTTTTCTTATAACGGTACAGGTGTTACTTCTTCTTTGGATATTATTGCTTTAGCTATAGATAGAAACAGATACAAAGAGAGTTTATTTCCAGGCACTTTCAATTTACAATTAAGCATATCAGGATCTGGCACTATTCTTTCTTTAACCGACAACTCAAACGACGTTTCAACTGTAACTTACATAGACGGAGGTAGAGTTTACAATATAGTTTCTGGATCTAACGGAACGGCAGCAAACAGTCCTACTTACGCAGGCGCTTCTAAAGGCTACACCGTTTCAGGATCTTACGGTTTATTCTTACCTGATATGGGAGCTATTATCTTGAATCCAGCAGCGATCGCTATTCCAGTTGCTCAAGGCGGTTTAGGAATAAATGCCTCAATGACCGGAAGTACTAACCCAGTTTTAGGTGGATACAATCAATCTAGAGTTTTAGAAATGATTAGAAGCGGTAGTTTAGCTTTCTCTAGCACAGGATCTGGTTTCCAATTAAATTCTCAAGAGACAATTTCTTCTGATTATATTTTCATTAGAGTTAAGAATGGCGAATATAACTACACAAGCAATCCTTCTTATATATCTGGATCTGGTAACTTAGTTTATTCTAACTTTATCAACAATCCTCAAACGTATCCTACAACTGTGGGTATGTACAACAACAATAACGAATTACTTGCAGTAGCTAAGTTATCGAAGCCGTTGGTAAAAGACTTCACAAAAGAGGCACTTATTAGAGTTAAATTAGACTGGTAAAAATAAACAATGAGCAGATCGAAGAATACGATAAGGTTTTCAGACATATCTTCGGCTCCTATTAAATTAAAGTATTCTGCATCTTATACAAGTGAATCATTTGACAACGCAGGAATAACTATAAATAGGGGCTTCTATCATCCTATGACCGTGACTGGATCTTTGGATAATAATGCTCTAAAATACCAATTAATCAAACAGCTTTATTACAAGAACTTTATTTCCGGTTCTTTGTTAAAGTCGGGTAGCGCTTACGATTCTTACGATCAATCTACAGCTGCATCTGGAAGCGGTGACGAAGACGCTAGATATTTTCCCACTGGTTCCAACGATCAAGTCTCTTTTTTCTATATTCCAAGAAAACAGTTTGGAGAGCAGATCTCTAGAAATAGTTTACACATACTACCTACAAATCCATTAAGTACTAACTATCATTTAACAGACGACGGTAATGGAAATGTTATAGACATTTTGGTCGATAATAAAAAAGTTGGAAACGTAATATACTCGCAAGGAATTATTACTTTTACTGATCCCACTTATATATGTTTAATTCAAGATCCCACTTTTGATTTTTACATTCAAGCAATTTTACCAAGTCCAACACCTACACCAAGTATAAGTTTGACTCCGTTCTTAACGCCTACAGTTACTCCATCATTGACACCTACGGTAACAGCAACACCACCACCTCCACCTACGAGAACGCCTTCTGTAACTGTGACTGTGTCTGTAACTCCTAGCGTAACAATAACTCCTACAGCTACTCCAACTGTAACTACTACTCCAACAGTTACGCCTACAGTGACTCCATCAACTTCACCGGGAACTATACCTTCGGTTACTCCAAGCATTACAGTAAGTATAACTCCTACTATATCGATTACGCCTAGTATAACACCGACTAGAACGCCTAGTGTAACAATAACTCCAACAGTTTCTTTATCTCCAATGGTAGGAAATTCATTGGGCTATTACTATACACCGTGCTTTATACAGTCTTCAGGATTCCCAGTAGCGAATGCTTCAAACGTTTACTTGCCTAACACTGTAACTACGGCACCTTACATTACAACAGGTATAACATTGTATCAATCTTACAATACTCCATGGACGAACTTAACTGCTATTGCAGGTAGCGATAATAAGATATACGCAGTAAATAGTTCTGGTGTGGTTGGAGTTCAAATTTCAACATGTTAATAAAAGATAGAAAGTAAATGGCACAATCGATATACATAAGAGTTACTCAATACGGAAATGCTGTAGGTCCATTTAATATCTATTGGGATAGTTTCTTGAACATTGTTGAATTAAACGTTACATTAGACGATTTATTGGACGGCCATCTTGTTTCTGTTCCTGATGCAGCTCAATATATAGTACTAGAAAACCAAGATCCTTGCGGCTTAAATACAATGTTTAAATATATTGTACCATTAAGTCCTACGCCTTCTCCTTCCGTTACTCCGTCTTACTCAGTTACTCCTAGCGTTTCTATTTCTGCAACGCCTTCTGTATCAGTTACGCCTTCTGTTTCAGTTACTCCATCAGTATCGGTTACACCTAGTATTACAGTAACTCCTTCGTTCTCAATTACTCCATCAGTAAGTATTAGCGCTACTCCATCTGTAAGTATAAGTGCAACTCCTTCTATTAGTGTGACTCCTTCCTCTTCTATTAGTGCTACGCCGTCAATATCTGTAACGCCTAGTGTATCTGTAACTGCTTCTCCTTCAGTTACTCCTTCTATATCTGTTACAAAATCTGTATCAGTAACACCGGGAGTATCTGTTACACCATCAATTACTGTTAGCGCTACTCCGACAGTTACTCCTTCTGCAACAACTAGTATATCTATAACGCCTAGTTTATCAGTAACGCCTTCAAAATCAGCTACGCCTTCCGTTACAACTAGCTTATCAGTAACGCCTTCTCCTTCAGTTACTCCGAGTTTATCAGTTACTCCTTCAGTTACAACTAGTATATCCGTAACTCCAAGCGTATCTGTAACTTCATCTGTATCAGTTACGCCTTCTATATCAGTAACTCCTAGCGTATCTTTAACGAGAACTCCTAGTGTATCTATAACCGCCACGCCTTCAGTATCTGTAACTCCTTTGGTCGCGGTTCTTTATTACAGAAATACAGAAGCCAACGATGGAACTGTATTCTTAGACAACAATGTATATATACGTAACAATACTACGAGCACAGATCTTGTTAATGATGTATTCAGTACTCCTGGAGATGTGTTGGTTGGAGGCACTCAATATCAAGATCAATCTATATATGCGCAAGCTTCAGGAGATTCGGCTTATGCTCCTCCAGCTTTTGGAACTTCTACAAGAAATTTAACTATTACTGATAGCGCTGGTAATACTATAATCAATAGCACTACTAATTATACCACATATAGCATAAATACTAATTTTACGCTTACTGGAGGTAGAACTTATTACGTAAGAGGCACTACAGGCTTTACTTATCCTGCGTCTACTACTCTTGCATTAAACGATTACTATAATTCTCTTGGTTCCGGATTTATAGGCTTGACCCTTAGCACTCCTATAGGTACTGATTTAGTGATAGATCAGTATAGTATAAGTGTGTATACATATACTACGTCTGCATGTAACGCAGGATCTATAGATGGTGTTACAAATTATCCTACTTTCACTTTAACCAAAGGATTTAGTGGCCAATTCTATGCCAATGCAGACTACGCAGCCGCAGGATCATACTACAAATTCCAAAACGGAATTGTTATAAATGGAACTAATTATAACAACGGAGATAGTTTCACGGTAAATGGAGGAGCTACTACAGTAAATGTTGGTATACCTACTACTAGTTGTAAAAGGATATTTTCATAATCTTACTTGCTTTTTAAATTTCATTAAGTTATAAAAATTAATTAATATTGGGTTATGTCAAAAATCTTCGTTTCGATAGCGTCCTATAGAGACCCCGAACTTTTACCTACTTTAAAGAATTTATTGGAAAATAGTGCAGAGCCTGAAAATTTGCACGTTTGTATTGGTTGGCAGCACTCTAATGAAGACGAGTGGGACACATTGAGCCAATACGTAAGAGATCCAAGATTCACCATTCTTGACATAGATCATACCGATTCTAACGGAGTTTGTTGGGTTAGAAGTAAAATACAGGAATTTTATAGAGGAGAAGACTATTACTTTCAACTAGATTCTCATCACAGATTCGAAAAGAATTGGGACACCACTCTAAAAGATTACGTTAATTACTTTAGATGCAAGGGCAATAAAAAACCAATCATCTCCTCCTACGTGCCAGGCTACTTTCCAGAGAACGATCCTGAAGGCAGAGTTCAAGAGGTATGGGGATTAAACATTATGAGATTCTTACCTGAAGGTGCAGTGTTTTTACAGCCTTATCACTTTGACGGTTGGAAATCTTTAACAGAGCCAGTTCCAAGCAGATTTTTATCGGGTCACTTTATATTCACTGTTGGAAGTTTTGTTAAAGAGGTACCTTACGATCCTAATTTTTATTTTCATGGAGAAGAGACTAGTTTGGCCGCAAGAGCTTACACACACGGATACGACATATACGCTCCACACAGACCAATTGTTTGGCACGAATACACCAGAAAGGGAAAGCAAAGACATTGGGACGATCACAAAACTTACGGAGAGTTGGACAAGGCTTCTTACGCTAGGTTTAGAAAGCTATTCGAAATGGACGATGTGCCTTGTACGCCATGTCAAAGAAGAGCATTAGCTCAGTACGGATTCGGTACGGTTAGAACATTAGAACAATACGAGAAATTTGCAGGTTTAAAATTCAAAACAAGACAAATTCACAAAGAAACCGTAGCAAATGATCTACCACCAATAAAGGGCGACTATGAATCAGGTCTAATGCACAAAAGAAAAGTTTGTATAGATCTTTGGAAAGGCGCTCTGACAGAAGCCGATTACGATACATTCGCAATTGCTCTATTAGATGCTGATGGCAAGGACTTATACAGACAGGATATGACTATTCAAGAAATGGATGGATTGCGCAACCAGGAAGCCGACGATCAGTTTGTACACATCTGGAGAGATTTTGAGAGCGCAATAGCTCCTGATTCTTGGAGAATATGGCCCCACAGCGAATCTAAGGGCTGGTGCGACAGAATTGAAAATAAGATAAATTACGAATAGAGCTGTATTTGATTCTTTGAATATTTATACAAAACACGCGTGGAATTAAGAGATCACAAAAAATCAAAGCTAGCGCCTAATAACGATACCACCCAGGTTTTTCTTTACAGCGATAGAACTAAAACTAAACAGGTTCCTTTCGCCGTGCAATCTGAATTAAAGAACAGCAATACGGGTCTTCCGGGTCCAATGCCAGGCCCTCTACCGCTATCTAATAGTCCGTCTCCTACTCCAAGCCTTTCTGTAACTCCTAGTTTTTCTACTACGCCTACGATTACACCAAGTGTATCAATTACTAAAACGCCTAGCATAACAGTTACTAAAACGGCCACTCCAACAGTTAGTATCACTCCAACGAATACTATCAACCCTTCTAGAACTCCAAGTATTACACCTACTAATACACCAAGTACTAGTATTACTCCAAGTATAAGTCATACGCCGTCTAGAACTCCAAGTATTACGCGTACAATATCTATCACTCCTACAATATCAGTTACTCCAAGTATATCGGTAACTCCTGGAAATAGCGCAACGCCTTCTCCTTCTGCTACGCCTTCTAGAACTCCATCGATATCAGTAACTCCAAGCGCTTCTGTTACTCCAAGTGTTACAAGAACTGCCAGCGTTTCAATAACTCCTAGTGTATCTATAACGCCTACTATAACACCAACCATATCGATTACTCCTACGGTGACTCCTTCGACAACACCATCAGTATCGGTAACTCCTAGTACATCGGTAACTCCTAGTTTGTCTGTTACAAATAGCGTATCGATAACACCTACTATTTCTATATCTAATACGCCTAGTGTTAGTGTAACTCCAAGTATTTCAGTTACGCCAAGCATTTCTATATCAGCAACACCTAGCATATCAGTTACACCTAGTATTAGTGTGACTCCAAGCATTACAGTTACGCCAACTATTACAGTTACCTCTTCCGTATCTGTTACACCTTCTGTAAGCATATCAGCGACACCAAGCATTAGCGTAACTCCATCTATAACAGTAACTCAAACGCCTAGTTCTTCAATTACGCCGTCTAGAACTCCTTCAGTAACTACGAGTATTAGTGTAACTCCGAGCATTTCTATATCGGCTACGCCTAGTATATCGGTAACTCCTTCAGTAACTGTTTCGGTAACTGTATCACCATCGGTTACGCCTTCTGTTTCTATTAGCGCTACTCCATCGATATCAGTAACGCCTTCGGTAACTACAAGTATTAGTGTAACGCCTTCAGTATCGGTTACTCCAAGCGTTTCAGTTACTCCTTCAGTATCTGTTACTCCTTCAGTATCCGTTACACCAAGCGCATCAATATCTGCAACTCCTAGCATATCTGTAACACCAGCACCAAGTAATACACCAGCAGTGAGTTCCACTCCTTCTCCTAGCGTAAGTGGAGTACCTCCTACTTGGACAGTTACAGTATATGCTAAATCAAGCGGAGCTTTAAGCCCTAGTCAATATATCTGGTGGAGCGATGATATATGGTTTAGTAATACTCAATTATCAGGAGCTGTTAGTACTAGCGGTGGTTTAGTCGGTTATATATACAACGTTCCTAATTTAACAACATTACAATTGGCTTGTGATTATGGTTCTGGTGGAGGACCAGCTGTAGATAATGCTGGTACTGCAATTAATATGGCTGTAGGTAGTGGATATCCTTCTGCTCCTAGCGCTTGTAGTGCAAATCCTTATGGAAGTCAGGCGTATAGAGTAACATCTAACGTAACATTATATATTACAGCAAATGCTGGATATGCAGGAGCTTGTTAATATTAAAAAGATAAATAATAAAGAATAAAATGGCATTAAACGGTAGAAGATCGACATTTGGAACATCATCCAAAAAAATAAATTATCAGAATAAGATTTCTGGTAGAGGACAAGATCTTGCGTTACAATCTACCATAATTAATAATAATGGAGCTTTAGATGCGCCTCAGCCAGAATTACCAGGACTTTCTCCAACACCTTCTACTTCTGTTACTCCATCAATTTCCGTTACGCCTTCTATTACTGCATCTGTATCAGTTAGTCCAAGCGCCACTCCATCAATCTCTGTTACACCGTCTATTTCTGTTACACCAAGCGTTTCTATTACTCCTAGCATTACTGTTTCTATTACTCCCACAACTACTCCATCGGTTACAGTAACGCGTAGCACATCCGTAACTCCTTCAATGTCTGTTACGGCTTCTCCTTCTGTTACACCGAGCACATCTATAACTCCAAGCGTTACCGTATCAACTACTCCTAGCGTTAGTGTGACCTCATCAGTTTCTATAACACCATCGATATCTGTTACCGCATCCGTATCAGGAACGCCAGCAGTTACTAGTACTCCATCTGCATCCGTTACGCCAAGCATATCTGTAACTCCAAGCGTCACTACTTCGATAACTCCTACAACTACTCCTTCGGTTACAGTAACTCCATCTTTATCGGTAACGCCTAGCACCTCAGTAACGCCTAGTTTATCAGCGACAGCCACCATTTCAGTAACTCCGTCTATATCGGTTACAAATAGTGTATCTGTTACTCCAACTCGTACAGTATCGATAACACCTACTATTTCTATCACGCCTAGTATTAGTACAAGTGCAACTCCAAGTGTATCAACAACTCCTATAGTATCTGTTACACCTACAGTTTCTGCAACTCCAAGCATATCAACAACTCCTTCAGTTGGTGGAGCTTCAGTAACACCTACAACAACTCCATCTGCTACACCAAGTGCTGGCGCTGTTAGTGTTTCTGTGACTCCAAGTATTTCTACTACACCAAGTGCAGGAGGAGCTTCAGTAACGCCTTCAGCTACTCCTAGTGTATCAGTTACTCCATCTGTTTCAACTACGCCTGGAATTTCTGCTACCCCTAGTGTATCTACAACTACTACTGTATCAATAACACCGACGGTTACGCCTTCAATTTCAGTTACTCCAAGTGTATCGGTAACTCCATCTATTTCTGGAACATCTGCGGTATCAATAACACCAACTACAACTCCTAGTGTAACTACAACTTCTTCTATTTCTGTAACGCCGTCTATTTCAACAACATCAGCGGTATCAGTAACACCAACAGTATCAGTTACTCCAAGCATAACTGTTTCAGTAACTCCATCTACATCTATATCTACAACTTCTGCAGTATCTGTTACGCCTACAGTTTCAGTGACGCCGAGTGTATCTACAACGACTACTGTATCAGTAACACCTACAGTTACTCCTTCAATTTCAGTTACTCCATCTATTTCTGGAACATCGGCGGTATCAGCGACTCCAACAGTTACTCCAAGTGTAACTACAACTTCTTCAATATCGATTACGCCTAGTATATCGATTACACCTAGTATAAGTGTTTCAGTAACTCCATCTACATCGATATCTACTACATCCGCAGTATCAGTAACTCCTACAGTTTCTGTAACTCCTTCGATATCAATTACGCCTAGCGTTTCTGTATCATTGACGCCTAGCATATCAGTTACTCCAAGCGTTACAAGAACAGCGAGCGTATCAGTTACTCCAAGTATAACCATAACACCGACTACAACACCAACAATATCAGTTACTCCAACAGTATCAGTAACGCCTACAGTTACTCCTTCGATATCGGTAACGCCTTCTATTTCTGGAACATCGGCGGTATCAGCGACTCCTTCGGCTTCAGTTACTCCGAGCGTATCCATAACAGCCACTCCTAGTATTAGTGTAACTCCTTCGGTAACCGTAACTGTTACGCCTAGCGCATCTGTTACTCCTTCTGTAAGCATATCGGTAACTCCTAGTATTAGCGTAACGCCTTCGGTAAGTATATCAGCAACACCAAGTATTAGTGTGACTCCTTCTGTAACTGTAACCGTAACGCCAAGCATATCAATTACTCCGACGGTTACACCTAGTATTACAATAACAAGAACTCCAAGTAGCTCAGTAACTCCAAGCGTCTCAATAACTAGCACAACTAGTCCTTCAGTTACGCCATCTGTAACAGTTTCAGTAACGACATCTCCATCAGTTACTCCTTCTGTGAGTGTAACAAGAACTCCAAGTGCTTCAGTTACTCCATCAGCGTCTGTAACTAGTTCTCCTAGTCCTTCAGTTACTCCTAGTGTATCAGTAAGCAGTACTCCTTCAGTTTCAGTAACTCCTGCACCAAGTAATACACCAGCACCTAGCAACACACCGGCTCCAAGTAGTACACCAACTCCTAGTCCTACGCCTCCTGCATCTCCGAGTCCTACTGTATTCTCAATAGGTTGGAGTTATTCTAAAACAGGTGGTACGGGAAATGGATATATGTCAATTTATGTTAACGGAACACAAGTAGTTTATACAACAACTAATGGAGCTATTGGAACTATATACAATGTATCAACTACGGACTTAGTACAAACGGAAGTTGGTAGTGTTGCTCAATATGCTGCTATAGCTCAAATTACTGTTAGCGGTGGAGCATCAGATTATCAATATAACTGTACTGAATCCAGTGATGCGCAAGTCAATTCATCTGTTTATGTAACCTCTGATGCTTACATTACAGGTATATCTGATAATTCAAATGTTGTTTGCCCTTAAAAAATAAATTTTAAATTATATGAAAACATATTATAAAAGTATTGCAGGAGACGTCTACATGATGTTAGATAGTTCTAATTATCAAGTAGTTGAAGTCTACTATACAACAAATCTAAGTAGCGGCAATAACGTTATAAAAGAGTCTTACTACAATAAAAAAGTAACAGATTCACAGGACTCTACGAAGTGGAGTGCTTCTGACGAAGAGTCTTTTTTAGCAATTAAAAATTCAGTGGTAGCAGCTTTATAACGCTCTACTAAAAAGATAAACAGCAAAATATACAATAAAAGTTTTAAATTCTGTTATGGCAAAAAGTAAACATCCAACCATTCTGTTGCATCTCCCAGCATATAGAGATCCAGAATTAGTACCAACAATTAAGTCAGCACTAGAAAACGCCAAGTACCCAAAAAGAGTACACTTTGGTATCTGCAGACAGTATAACCCAGAAGATCTTTTCGATAACCTAGACGAGTACAGAGAAGACAAACGTTTTCATATCATGGACGTTTTGTATACCGAAGCTCAAGGTCTACCATGGGCTAGAGCTCAAATTAACGAGAAGCTTTTAACAGATCAAGACTACATTTTACAATTAGATTCTCATCACAGATTTGCAGAGGATTGGGACGAGACATTGCTTGAAATGCATGGCGGTTTAGAAGCTAAAGGGTACAAACCAATCTTAGGGGCTTATTTGCCATTGTATACTCCGTTTAACGATCCAGAAGGACGCACTATGGAGCCTTGGCAACAGACCTTTGCATGCTTCTATCCTCACGGAACTATCTTTATTAGACCGGGATTATTAACCGGTTGGCAAGACATGACTGAACCACCAATGAGTAGGTTTTTATCTGGTCACTTCTGTTTTGCTAGAGCTGAATGGGCAAAAGAGATTAAACACGATACAGATATCTATTTTAGTGGAGAAGAA